CTGGCTAACAAAGCGACGAGCCACAGGCTGCCGATCATGGCTTCTTTGATCATGGCCATCGTCATGCACCCCGCCATGCTGCGACTTCGCGGTGAAGATCGCGGTTATCGATCCGCAGAGCGTGGAGTTCTTCGGCCTGCTGCGCGGACTGATCTTTATACATGTCACGATTCCGGCGAAGCCGGTCGCAATCCTCGATCAATTCATCCCGGCGCTTGATCGCGTCAGTGCAGTCAGCCATGAAAGCGATGAAGCGATCGCCATCCGCCTTAGAAAGCACAAAGCTGACCGGCTCCTGGCCATCATCGAGGTCAAACGTCATCTGCGGCACGGCTACGCTCCCTTCGCTTTTGTGTGCGAGATAAAGTCCTGCAGCAGCTCGTGCATACGCGCAGGATCGCCGGTAATAGCCATTGACTGATGAAACTGCTGCGCAACGACCAGCAACTCAAACAGGTAGAGCAGCGCTGGCTCAGCAACAAAGGTCTTTTCACCAGTTAGCGCCTCGAAGGCATCGCACGCTTTACGCAGGGTGGCGACATCTCCGGCCGCAGCAATCGTCAACCGCTGTCGAATCTTCTGATCCACTTTTAACCCCCAATCTCAAAAGCGAGCATCCGCATACGCGGCAGAGGCCGCCCGGTACCCCGGCTGACCGCTGCCACTTCGCTCAATACCGCTTCCACCAGGTCGACGGCCTCTTTCATCATGCGATCTGCCTGTGCAGGGCAATCGTTGCGGTCATAACCGCCGTTGTGGGCTGGCTGGGAGTGCTGCAGGAACTCGCCGAACTCCTGGCTGATGCGGTGAAGCTGGGAAGCCGCGCGGGCGAGATCGTCAACGGCTGAGAAGCGGGGCACCGGCACGTACAGCGAACCGGCCATGGCCATCAACTCCCGGCGCACTTCGACCTGGTACTCCTTCGGCAGCAGATTGACCCATGGCCACTTCCAAGCGAGGGGAAACGGCTGATCGCCGCGAATGATCCGGCCGACTTTCATCGAGACGCTGCGACGCCAGCGCATATACGCATCGGTGCTGCGCTCGACCTCGTCCCGATCCACTTCCACCATGCCTTGGCGCTCCAGCGCCGGGATCAGGTGGATGGTCGAGAACGACTCGATGGATTCACGGCTATTCGCAAACCAATCCAGGGTCGCTTTGATGATGACGTCGCACTCAGTGCGGGGCTTTGATGACATGACAACCATCCTTTTTCGTTATCGTTTTCAGCCCATCTGTGTGGGCATCCCCACATTCTGCTTATTCGTACATTGTGGCGCAATAGCTAATGCAAATCCGGCCTTCCTTTTACGTACATTCAAAGCGGAAAATTCAAGGATGAAAATCGGACACGTGATCAGGCGCTTGCGACGCGCCCAGGGGAAAACCCTGCAACAGCTATGTGACGCGACTGGCGATCGGCTTCAGTCCGGCTACCTCTCACGCGTCGAGCGCGACGAGATGGCGCCCAGCGTCTATATCGCCGCAGAGATAGCCAAGGCATTGGGGGTTAGTCTTGACCACATAATCAAGCTGGCTTCAGGGCAAGAGGAAGACTCACACCCCTCTGAAAACAGACGCTTACTCCCCGTGGTTTCGTGGAACGATCATGAAACGATAAGTGGGGGATATAGAGCGAACACATCTAGGGTAGAGCGCTGGGTCTGCCCGCCTACCAATATGCCAGAAGAGGCGTTCGCTCTTGATGTGGTTGACACATCGATGAACTCAAGCGACGGATTGAGCTTCAGCATGGGCGGGGTAATAGTGATCGACCCTACTAAGATGCCTCAGTCCACAGACTACGTTTTGGCATACTCCCCTGCGCATAAGAAAGCACTGTTTAGGCGCTTAGTCACTGACGGAATTGACAATTTCCTATCAGCTCAAAACCCTAACTATCCGATGAGAACGCTGACAGATGAATGGCTGCTCATCGGCGTCGTGACGGCCCAGATTCTTGACCTAAGAAGCAATAATTAAAGTATCTGCATTTTTACATTTTACGTATTAGTGCTTTTTGGCGTAGCATAGTAGGGCAACTCGCTACGCGCGCCGCTATGCGTTATATTCAGAAGGTTTAGGGAAAGCAGAAACGAACAACGGCCGGGTTTAGCGGCCCGGCCGTTGGAAGCTGTGAGATCAGTCACAGGTCATATATTTTCTCGCACGTTGTTGCCAAGCTATTGATTTCAAAGAACTGTTAGCGGGCAGGTCTATGAAAGCCGGACACAACTATAGGTAGTATATGGCGTGGTCTCGTAGCGTTCAACTTTCTGCTGACGTTTGTACAAGAGTACAAATGTACAAAAGCACACGGGAACGGAACGCACGATATGACAAACGTAGGACGCCAGGGCTTAGCCAATTTTTACGAAGAGCGTTTCCGCAGCGACCCCCACGCGCTGCTGGATTACTGCCACGGCGAGATCGCTCACATCGCCGCCGAGGTATCGGTCGACTGGGACAGGCTCGCCAGTGACCTACGCCTCGATGACAAAAAGCATCGTGGAAAAATCCCCACGCGCGCTAAAGGCGAGCGTCATCGTGTTGCGGTCTTTGGCTCGCTCAAGCGCGCCCGTAACGGCATCCAATACCCCCACATAAATTTCCACACCCTGGCCCAAGGCGGTTACAACGCCACATGGTCAGGCTATGACGCACTGCTCGAACTCTACCGCCGCGAAGGCGGGCAAGCGACTGACGCAAAGCACGCCGCTTGGCTTGCCAAACAAGAGGCACGGCGCGCGGAGCGCGCCGCGCGCATGGCAGAAGTGGAGCGCCAAGAGCGCATCGAGCGCGAACGTCTCCAGGGTGAACATGAAGCGTATGAGCAGGCGTTCTATCGCGGTGGGGCCCACTCATTTGAATACGCACCGGGCAAGCGCGACACCGTCGAACTGATCGGCGATGCGGACGGTACCGAGCCTTACCTGCAGAACAAACAGATCGAGAGCATCATCGATGCCGTCACGCTCAAACGCATGCGCGACCGCCACGGCGAGTTCGTAGCGTTTGCCCTGCAGGGTATCGACGGCGACTATCGCGGCCTGCAGCGGCTATACCCCACGTTCAAAAAATACACCGTAGCCGTGCGCGGCGGGCAGTTCGACGGCGCGCACCTGCTGATCGGCGACATCTACGCCAAGCGACTTTATAGCGTCGAGGGCTTCGCCACCGGCGCGAGTGTCTGGCTGGCTGAAACCGCTATCAAGAGTGCAGAGTGCGGCGTCATCGTTGCGATGAACGCTCAGAACCTGCCGAAAGTGCTGCGCGCCTACAAGCGCTGGGACGACAAGCTGCGCCCGGTGAACGCCGCCGATAACGACTGCTGGAAACCCATGGCTGGCAACGCTGGACAGCTTCGCGCCCTGGAAGTGAAGCGCGAGCTGGAAGTGCGCAGCGTAATGCCGCGCTTTCATGAGCTGCTCGACGATGACGCGATCGCTGACGCGCTGGCCACCGGCAAAGGCCCAAACGACTGGAACGACATGCACTGCCAGTTTGGCCTGGACGTTACTGCCAAAGCCCTGCGCGCGCGTGCCAGCAAGGTCGAGGTCGAGACCGCCTTTTTCGATTACTGCCTGCAGCGCGTTCAGGCGTCCGGCAGCATGAACGTGATGGAAGAGGCGCTGAAAGCGGTCAACGCAGGCATGCAACTGGCACCGACTAAGTACACTGGCCGCGCCGTTTTCCGTACCGTCTGCGAAGCGATCCCGCAGGGTTTACCGTTTAACCGCCACCGCTTGCTCTCCCGCGTATGCTGGCTGGCGAAAAAGAAACTGCAGAGCGCCGCTGGCCTGCGCAGCTTCACCGCTGAAGGGCTCAATCGTCCCAACGTTCAGTATCACAAAGTGCCCGGCGTGCGCGCCGATCACGGCAACATCCTGCTGCCCGACCACATTCAAGACCTCGTCCAGTCGCTCAACGGCATGGTGATTGTTCGCGGCCCGATGGGAGCCGGTAAAACCGAACATCTGATTCGTCCATTGATGCAGGCGTCACCGAAAGCCGCTTACATCGCTCACCGTGTCTCGCTCGTCGGCGATGCCGCTTACCGCCTCAACACCACGCACTATCGCAACGTGATCGCCGCCGAGATGCCCTACGTATCGCACCTCGCGTGCTGCGTAAACTCCATCACTCACCCCAAATTTCACAACGGCGACGGCCGCTCCTGGTTCACGACCGTCGACACGCTCTGCATCGACGAAGCCAGCCAGGTGCTACGCCACATCGCCACCGGCCCGGTGGACCAGCCCACCCGCGTCATGGATGGCCTGGTCGAGGCCATGCAGTCCGCGCGCCTGGTGTTGATGTGCGACGCCGACGCCAACGACTCACTGATCGAGCTATGCGAGATGGCGCGCCCCGGCGAGCCGATTCACATTCTCGAAGTCGACCCTGCCAACGATCATATCCGCATCGATCACGCTGACCATGAGAGCGTGTGGCAGAAAGCGCTGGATGCTGCAGTTGCCGGTGAGCGCGTATTGATCGCCAACGACAGCGCCGAAAGTGCCAAAAAACTGGCGGTGATGATCGAGCAGCAGCGCCCGGATGCGAAAGTGCTGCTGGTTCACAAAGAGAGTAAAGCGAACCCGGATGCCGAACACTTCCTCGACCGTCCCAACGATGAGGCCGTCAATTATGACGTACTGATCTACAGCCCAGCGATCAGCTCCGGCGTGTCGATCACAACGCCCCATTTCACACGGCATTTTGGTATTTTCAGCGGCCAGACGGTCAGCCCAAGCGACGCCATTCAGATGATGCGCCGCGACCGCACCGCCCG